GACTCGCCACCACAAGAATCCACAGGTTTGTAAACCAAGAAGGGAGCGACTGAAAATATTCAAAAAATAATTTTACCTTCTCCATTGCTTCCGGATCGTCACTCATCACTGCCCACATGAGCACCACGATGGGCGCCGAAATAATTATCAAAACAAATTCATCCTTGTAGTCGTTTTGACGAGCCTCAAGAAGTTTGCCTTGGTAGGCCTCCTCACCTCGGGCCATTTTTTCTGCATGCATCAATTGTGCATCAGACATAGCCATTTTTGTTTTTTGTCTATTTGCGTATATCTTACTACCTGCTTGTAGTGCTATTTTTGCTAAACTAAACCATGCCATTATAAATCTCCAAAGTTTTTTAATTCCTCTTTCTTCTCTTTAGCATGACAAATCTTTGATATCAACTTATCAACTTCTTCAATATGTTGTGGGTGTTCACCAATTCCGACTGATTTAGTAAGGTATATTTTAATTGTTGCATCACCATGAGCTATTTCAGCGTCATATTTTTTATCTAAAGCGTCTAATATTGCTTTTGCAAAACTCATTTTACACCAATAAATTTAAATCCTTTAATTGCCTTTCCTACCCCTTTTATCCCATCTGGTCTGTGAGGGCAAGTACCTTTTCCCCCCGTTTTCATTTTCACAGGAGGGACGATTGGGTTTGGCCCCCTTTTGGGAGGAGGACCAAACCTAACACCGCCACTCTTATACGCCTTGAAAGGGAAAAATTTAGACGCATCAAAAGTTTCTACAGCTTTATTTGCTGTACCTATTGGTTTTTTTAATATTGGTTGTATTGGATCGCTTCCACCATTATCCGATATAGGTGAAGGTGCATAAGGTCTTCTCATACCTTTTGTCGTTAACATTTCGCCACCTAATACATCAACTTTTTTTTGTTGAGTTAATTTTTGTTGGTTTTTAATATTTTTTCCAATATTTTTTACAGTTTCTAAGGCGTAACCCATACCTGTAACATCAAAAATTGCTTTACCAACTAAATTTATAGCTGAGGTGCTTGAACTAATATTTTTGTTAGGTGCTGGTGTATCGCCTTGCCCTGTTGCTTTTCTGTTAGCACTTACATTAGCTGATTCTGATCCTAAATCTCCTGTATCAACTTGTGAAAAACTAGCAGATGGAGTTGTTCCATAAGCATCTCCTTCGTAATCGAAACCCCCGCCCTTAGATTTTTTAATAACACCTTTTAAAGTGCCTTTGTTAGCGGATGCGTAAAAAACTTTATCAGCATCTTTGCCATATTGTTTTTTAAAAGACTTTTTAATTTTTTTACCTTTTTTTGTTAGGGGCATTTTTCTTCCTCTGTATGTCTAATTTTTCTCTAGCAACCTTAATTCTTTCAGCTGCTTGGTCCTCTTGGTTTTCTAATTTCATTTTTTGTATTTCTAAATTCTCTTCTATCTCATTTTCTCTAATTTCATTAGATTCCATATCTTGCATTGTTTTTCTTTGTACTTCCATCGCTCTTAAATCTAACTCTCTTTGTTTCAATGCAACTAAAGGATCTCTATTCGTTTGAGTTTCTGCTTGTGCTAACTCAGTTGTAATTTGTGCAATCCTTCTTGCAATCATAGCTGCGATTTGTATCTCCGCACTTTGTGGATCTTGTTGGATTAAAATTTGCATATCCATATCTTGAGCGACTTGTGCACCAACTTCACCTTGAGCTTTCAAACTTATGTGCTGAGAAATGTGAGCTTGTAAGTTTGCGTACACCATAGGGTTTATTTGGACCATTCTTGTTGCCATAAATGCTCTATGAGCGTTAATATGTGCATCATGATCCTGTTGTGGGAAAGCTTGTGGAATTTTCATCTGCATTGACTCTAAATTTTCTATTGCAGGGTCTTTTGGTACAGGAACTTCGTCTGGTCTTAGTAAACTATCAATGTCTTTTGTACCTAACGCCTCGTAAACTCTTCTATATGCTTCTCTGATGTTGTGTAATCCAGGATTTGACACTGCGATCTTTAAATTTTCGTTAGCAAGTGTAACTCTTTGCGCCATTGAGTAAATATTTGGGTCTGCAACCGGTATTACATCGACTCTTTCGTCGAAATCTTGCACTTTGATCATCCGATCTGCACCATAAACCGAATATGGGTAGACTGGTGGTAGATAAACTGAAAAAATTTTACCTAAAAGTCTAAATTCTTTACGCATTGCGTAGTAACAACGCTTATGTATAGCAGACATGACCCGTGAGCCGCGTTCCAAGAGTGCAATCGTACTGCCTACTGCACGATTTTGGGCATCATTACCTACAGACATGTCCGTAATAGCCGCGAACCTCTGACCAGCTTGCACGACAAACCCTAAAAGTTGGTATAACGTACCGCTTGGTTCCTTGAAAGGTAGAATTTGAAACTGATCTTTAATGTTTCCGCCAGGTGCATCAACGTCTCTGAACTCACCAGGCTGAAATGGCTGGTCATCATCTCTGATTCTGATACCACGGCTCTTGAACCCTGCTGGTAAATTGCTCAAAGTCCCCGCATCAAGCAACTGTCTTAAAGCTTGTGTAGCTGTTCTTGATAATCCACCAATCATATGGATTAAACCAAAGCCGTAAAAACCTAATCCTGGTAAAAATTTGTAGTGTACAAAATATTCTTTACGCTTTTTTGTTTCATCATCGATATCATAGTTTCTATAGATAGATAAAATTTCACCTGAGCCTTCATCTATTGTTACAATGTAAGGAATTTTTATATCTTTCTCAGGATTTTCTTGTACAAATTCATCTATATTTAAATCAACATGCATTTCTAAAATATTGAAACCATATTGTTTATCACCTGATGGGGTTACTCCTTCTAATTCTTGATACTTTTTTTCAATATCAGTCATACCAGTTTGAACTGGTTTTAATTCTACGTCTCTATAAAAACCTGACTTCTGTTGTTTAATAATATCATTCTCACTCATTCTAACCACGTGAGTGATTCTTTCACATTCTAATAAATCTGTTGCATAATATGGAACAACTAAGTCTTCTGCTGGTACAAATTTAGCAACAGCTCTTTGCATAATTTCATCAAAGTAAATTTTTTTAAATGCTGAACCTGCAAGGGGTAAATAAAATAACATTTGGTCCATGTCTGGAGTGTATTCCTCCATTTTTTCTAAAAGCATATAATTAAAAAATTCTTGAACTCTTGTAGCTTGGTTTACTTTATCATCGCTTTGTGCACCAACGACTTGCGCTCTTACTGGACCGTCTGATGGAATTAATTCTTTGTAAGCTTGTGCTTGGAATTGTGTTACAGCCTCTGCTAACAAGGGATGAGTAACAGAAGCTGAACCTTTAAAAGGTCTAGTCATTTCAGTATATTTAAAACCTAATAGATCTAAACCTTTAGTGTATCCAGTTTCCCAATCTTTTCTGGATACTTTATCTCTTTTATATTCTTGAACTAATGAACTTGATATTCTTTGTAAAACTTCATCTGATAATTTTAAAGCAACGTTTTCATAGAACTCATCAATGATCTCTGCTCGATCACGAATTTTTTCTAATTCAGGAGTATCTTCTTCAAGCTCAATATTTACTTCTTCGCCCGGAGTTTCTACTTCCAAGTCCTCTTTAATTTTTTCAACTTCAGCCATTACATCATTTTTGTTGGTTTAACTCTAGCTAGTCTTCCGCCTCTGGCTTTGATCATCTTACCTTTTTTGGCACCCATACCGGCACCGAAGGGATCAATACCAAAAGTTTGTCCTCTTATATCTCCTCTAGGTCTTAATGGATTTCCGCCTTTAATACCTCTTTGTTTAATAAAAGCAGGAACTCTTTGTCTGTTCATTTCTGAAGCAAGCATAGGTTTAGCCTCCATGACACTTTTCTTCATGGCTCTATTTGCAGCCATTTTATCCATGCCCATTTTAGCACCAGCACCAAGGATTCCTAAAGCAAGTATTTTTTTCAACTTTCGCTTAGTTTTTTTTCTCATATTTTCTCCTAGTAATATACGTATTTTCTATTCTTATATTTTGTAACTTCGTCCTCGTCTGAGTAAGTTGAAACAAAATAACCTTGTCGGTATCTTAACATAGCTTGCGTAGTGCTATCAACATAATCGTCATGCTCTCCATGAGGAAAAGCTGCACATTCCTCAATAACTTCTTGTGCAAATTTTTCGTCTTTTGGATAATAGACTTGCCCTGACTCAAAAATAGGAGCCACAGCGTTGACTCGTGAGTGTTTGTCTTTTCCACGTCCTGGTGTAAAATCTTGCACAGGAATACCCATCCTTCTAAATTCTTGAAGTAAAGGTTGTCCAGAAGCTTTGGCTTCTATAATCGTAGTTTCTGGTGTCCAATATTTGTATTGATCTAATGCAACTGCTTTTAACTCTGGAAAATCAAATCTACCTCTAATTGCATCTATTAACATAATAGCATCAGGAGCTCCATCTTCAGGTTTGAATATTCCCCAAGTTGTTATCGCAGAATAGTCTGCTGTTTCTTTTTTGGAAAAGGCTGTATCGTAAGATTGTATAACGTGTTTTAAAACTGGCATATCATATGGCCATGGAATCCACCAATCTCTTTTTATAATTGCACCCTCTTCAGACGAAGGTTCTTGCATATATTGTGCTGACCAGTTTCTAATTGATAATGATGCTTTAACTTTTTCAAGTTCATCTAAGTTCCAATATTCTGGCCATACAGGATTTCCACTAGGTAATATTGCAGGGAATGAAATTTTTTGCCATTTGTCTGCTTTAGGTTCAGACTCTGATTTTATTAATCGACCTGTTAAATCATCTTGCGCCCATCTCGTCATCACAA